CCCTCGGCGTCCTGCGCATCGACCGAGAGGTCCGAGCCGGAACGGACCTCGGAGGCCGTCAGCCCGCTCTCGGGCTCGAAATCTGCCCCGTCGAAGCTCAGCGTCCGGTCGTGATCGGTGAAGCCGAAACTCGTGCCGTCGGCGCGCGCGATCCGCCAGCACCAGGCGAGCGTCGTCGTGCCCTCGTCGAGATGGGCCTGCAGGGCGGGATCAAGGATCTTCATCGACGCAGTTCCAGAAGCGGAATAGAGGTGATCGAGCCGAGCCGCTCGAGGTCGAGCGTCACGTCGAGCATGTCGGTGTCGAAGCGGACCGGCACGTCGAAGGCGTAGCCCGCGGTAATGGCGACGCCCTCCGCGGGCGCAGTGTCGAAGGTGACCGCGCCGGTGGTCGCGTCGACGGACCAGCCGGACGGCTGCTCCACGCCGCCGAGCGCGATTCGCACGCTTCCCGCCACCGGCTTGGCGATGGCGCGTGTCCACGACTGCGCCCCGGAGGCATAGCGCTTCACCAGTTGAAAGGCGGTCGTCGCGCCGTCGCCGGTGCCGATGGCCTGGTCGGTCGGCGACGGCGTGCCCGACGGCAGGCAGGACTTGTGGTCGCCCCAGTCCTTGAATCGGAAGCCATGCAGCCGACCGTTGCGCGCCTCGAAGAAGGCAACCACCGCCGCCAGATCGTCGGCGCGGCGGATGCCGTAGGCGACATCGTAGCGGCGGCGCGAATTGGCCCAGCTGGCGTTGCGCTCCTCGTCGCCAGAGGCGAGCTCGACGATCTGGGTGCGCCGCTCCGGCCCGCCCCGCGCGCCGCGGCTGATATTGTCAGGGAACCGGACCTCGTGAAACGCCATCACATGCCCCTCCGCCCGAGCGCCACGGCGCGGGCGATGTCCGCCGCCACTTGCGTGCGGGACTGCCGGAAGCTCTCGGCGTCGCGGGCCATGATGGTGACGTTGACCCCGCCCGCGCCGTAGCTCTGCGCCTCGCGGCGCGACAGCACCCGCTCGCCGCGTTGCAGGATCGCGGGCACCTCATCATGCCGAAGCCCGGCCATGCCGCCACCATGCATCCGGGGCGCGGCGGCGAAGGCCATGGCAGGCACCATCCGCGAGGGTCCGGCCGATCCGACCATCCCGCCCGCATGCAGGACGCTGGCGAAGATCCCGCCCGCCCCGGAGAACACGCCGGAGAGCGCATTGGCGATCGGGCCGAGGATGAACCGCCGCGCCGCGAGCTGGGCGAGATCGGCCAACAGCGAGGTGACGAGGTCGCGGAAGTTCAGCTTACCGGTCCTCACGAACTCGCCGACGGCGTTCTCGGCCGACTGGAAGGCGCCGACGAGGCTCTGTCCGATGTCGCCGCCGATCTCGCGCGCCTTGCTGGCATAGTCGGAGAGCGCCGCCGTGACCGCCTGCCAGCCTGTGACGGCCGCGTCGGTCGCGGGCTCCGCCGCAGCGGCGGCAGCCCCAGCCGCCGCACCGGCACCTGTGGCGGCGCGTCCGGCATCGCCGAGCGCCGTCTCCAGCCGTTCGGCCGCGCCGGTGGCCTCGGTCAGCGCATCGGCACTGGCCTCGTCGGTGCCGCGCACCGCATCGCGTAGCGCCTGCCAGCTTTCCAGCGGGGCACGAGCCCCTTCGGCCAGATCGCGTGCGGCGCCGCGATAGAGGTTCGCAGACTCGAGGGCCCGGTTTGCCGCCTCGGTTAGGCCAAGATCAGGCGCGGTGAGCGGGTTGTCCTCGAAAGCCCGGTCAAAGGCTGCCTGTGCCGCTGTCGTGGCAGCACTGGCTGCCCCCTCGAAGCGGTTCTCGATCTCGCCGAGGTCGAGGTCCGGCACCAGCGAGATACGGCGCTCGGACCCGAGCGCTTCCAGCCCCTGGTTGATGCCGCCGATGAAGCCGTTGATGCGCGAGACCACGCCGTTCAGCATCGCCTCGACGCCGTCGACCAGGCTGTTGGCCGCCTGGAACGCCAGATCGCCGATGGCGGCGGGCAGCAGGCCCCAGATCGCCTTGATCGCCTCGTAGGCGCCTTCGAAGGTGTTCGCGGCGGTGTTGCCGAAACCGACCACGCTCTCGATGGCGCTCTGCATGCCCGACGCGGCGTCGGCCTTCAGGTCGAAGAACATCGCCGTGGCGGCGGCACCCGCTGCGGCAGCACCCATCCTGATCCGCTCCCAGACCTCGACCGCCAGGTCCTTCAGGAGCGACATCGCCTCGCCGAACCCACCCGCGCCGGAGACGAGCCGGGTGAACTGGTAGACGAGCTCGCCCGCGCCGACGATCAGGGCCCCGATGCCGGTGCGGATCAGCGCGCCGCGCAGGACGACCAGCGCCGTGGCGAGGCCACGGACCGAGAGCGCGGCGGCGGCCATGCCGGCGACCCAGCGGCCCGCGAGGAAGGCGGCGAAGGTCGCGGCATAGGTGGTCAGGCGGCCGATGTTGTCGAAGAGACCGCGAATGGCGATGCCGAGCGGGCCGGTGCGGCTGGCGACCGTCGCCATGGCGTTGGCGACGGCTTCCAGCGCAGGCGCCGCGGCAACGGCCAGCTGGTTCGACAGCCCGCGCCAGATCAGCCCGAGCCGGGAGATGGCGTCGTTCGTCCGCTCGATCTGGTCGGCATCCTGTTCGGAGACGACGACCCCGAAAGCGAGCACGTCCTCCGTCGCCTGGCGCAGCGTCGCGGTGTCGATCCGGCTCATGGCGATGGAGCCTTCCTCGCCGAAGAGCTGGCCCGCGACCGCCGCGCGCTCGGCGGCGGGCACGAAGCTTTCGATGGCCGCGTTGATGGCGCCGACGCGCTGATCCAGCGGCAGCGCGATCAGCTCGTTGGCCGAGAGCCCCAGCCGGTCGAGCGCGTCGGCGGCGGGACCGGTCCCGGCAGCCGCCTGGCTGAGACGGCGCGTCAGATCCTTGGTGGCCTGCTCGATGCCGGACATCGAGACGCCCGCCAGCTCGCCCGCGCGCTCCAGCGTCTGGATCGACGCGACGGTGGTGCCGAGCGACTGCGCGAGCTTGGCCTGCGCATCGACGGTCTGGAGGCCGGATCGCACCATGGCCACACCGGCGGCGGCTGCGGCGGCAACGGCGGCTGCCGCCGCGACCCGGACCCGCCGCGAGAAGGCCGCCAGCCGGGCGTTGGCCGCTTCCATCTCCCGGCTCAGCCGTCCGAAGCCACGCGATCCGGCTTCGCCCACGCCCTCCAGTTCGGCACGCACCTGCCGTCCGCCCACGGCCGCGAGGCGGACGCTAACCCGTTTTTCCGCCATGGGAGTGATCCATCTTTTCGTTGAGTTTGGTGACCATGACCGCCTCGATGACGGGCAGCAGTTCGGCCATGGCGAGCGGCGGCACCCCGAGCGCGTCCCCGAGCGCCAGCGCCGCCGACATGTCCCAGCCGATCACTGCGCCGGGCAGGACACGCAGTTGGCCGCCGAGGCGGCCGACGAGGTCCCAGACCTGCCAGCCTTCAGGCGTTTCCGGACGGTTCAGCCGCGCCGGGCAGTCTTCGCACGCCTTTTGGCAGGCGTCGCAGTATCGATCGCCCCCGCCGAAGGACCATTCGGCGAGAGCGCAGAGGCGTTTTTTTCCTGTTCCAGCAGCAGGCCCTTCGAGACGTAGGTCAGCTGGAAGGCCTCGAAGATCGGCCAGACGTCGAGCAACGCGTCGATGGCCTCCGGGCTCGGGTCGATGGGGTTGCCGTCCGCGTCGCCGATGCCCTCCCAGGCGAGCACCGCACGCCGCGCCAGCGCCTTGGCAAAGGCGACCGCGCGTTCCTCGTCGGATGCCTCCTCGGGCACGGCTTCCACGGCGGGATCGCTGCGCGTCGCCACCATCAGCGCTGTGGTCAGCGGGCGCAGCTGCACCCGGACACCCGGCGCGAGGTCATGCCAGCGCGGGGCGTTGGTCGGGTCGAGCGTCAGCATCTCAGTAGGTCTCCACGTCATTCTCGAGGGTGGCGGTGCACATCCGGCCGACAACGCTGTCGCGCGCTGCCTGCCAGTCGAACGTCGCCTGCACACCCTGCGGCCCGGAAATCTCGATGCGCGGGCGCGGCAGGTAGACGGCGTGCACGGTGAAGGTGAAGCTCTCGCCGGACGGCAGGACATAGGCGAATTCCATCTCGCAGGCCTCGCCGTTGATCGCCTGCGTCACCAGCGTCTGGTCGGCGAAGCGCACCTCGATCCGGCCGGACAACGCGGCGATGGACGGGTCTGCCCCGTCGATGCGCCCGTCGTTCCGGATGGTCTCGATCCGGTCGAGATTGTTGGCATAGGTGATCTCGGCCGAGACCACGTTGCCGAGCGCCGTGCCATTGCGAGTGATCGCGCCGTTGAAATGGCCGAAGCGCTTCAGCTCCAGCGCGGCGGGTGTCCCTGCGCTGGTCGTCGTCCCGACCGTCTCGCCCTGCGCCACCAGCCGCGCGGTGGCGGTCAGCAGGCCCGAGCGCTGCATCTGCCAGGTGATCTGATCGAGCACGCAGCCGGAATACATGGCGTAGCGCGGCACCTCCGGCATGCCGGTCTCGATCGACATCGAGGG